TCGATTGTCCGGTTGGGGCGTTTTTTTTATGCTGTGATCACGCAGGAGGCAGCATGGAGATCAGCATTGACTTTGATGCCGAAAAAATTGTCGGCAAGCTTAGCGCACTAGGACGTGTTCAGCTCCCTATGGCTGCGTCAATTGCGTTAAATCAAACGGCATTCAAGATTCGCGAACAGTTGCAGGAAGAAGCACGCAACAAGTTCAAGGATCCAGTGCCATTCACGATTAACGCGTTTTTGTACAAGAAAGCAACGCCAGAGAACTTAGAGGCTGTTGTATTCATTCGAGATGATGCGCCAAAGGGCAACGCCCCTGCTGATTATTTGGCTCCGCATATTTATGGTGGTTTGGCTTATCGCACGCGTTTCGCGAAGGGTTTGTCGCGCACACCAGATCCATCTCCTATGGGCATGGGCGCTGCGATCCTTGCACCAAACCGAATTATGGTGCCGAGTCAATCACCTCGTGGCATTCGCTTTAACGGCAGGGGCAACATGTTGGCTGGGCAGTACGAACAAATTTTGACGTACTTGAAAGACACTGATTCAACGCGAACCGCAACCACGGGCAGGCTCAGGGCAAGAAAGGCTGGCACTGCGTACTTCTACATGAATCAGGCGATGGTTGATGAAAGGCGGAATTTGATCAATCGCAAGCCCGGTATTTTCATGCGGCAAGGTGGCAGATCACCATTGATGCGCGTGATGACTGAATCCAGCCTGCCAAACTTCAGCCAGAAATTCCGTTTCTTCGAAATTGGCACGGAAACGGCAACAATCTATTTCCCACAATTTCTGTCGAAGCAAAAGTTTTTGTGACAAGGGACCTGCGAGGTTTCTGTTTGGGATGCAAGGGACCTGCAAGGTTTCGGTTTAGGGGGCAAGGGACCTGCGGGGTTTGCCTTTGAAAAACACAAGGGACCTGCAAGGTTTGCTATATGTATACACACACAAATCGCCCTATTTGTTATTTTTTATACACACACAATTTGTATTATTAATACAAACACAATCGCAATCTGAGGTTAATTGTAATTAGCTCGCAATCGTAAGTGCAGTTAGTAACAATTGCCTACAAATATATCTGAAGCAAATAACAATTAACCGCAAATAGTATTGCAAATAAGAATAAATAATCTGCAAATATTTGTGCAAACAAATAACAATTGCACGCAAATAAAAGTGGAGAATAATTGTTATTAACAATTAGCAGGGGCGCAACGATCTGCTCACTCCTCTTAGCTGCGTCTCACAGTGAGACCGCCTCGGGGCTCTCCTTATATATGGGGCGCAACGGGGCGCCCTTTGCCTAGGTGCCCCCTGACCCTGACCCTGAGGGCACGTGAACGCCAACGCGCCACCCGCTGAAACCGTCTGCCCCTGTGCACGCAAAACCGCCCCCGATCCGCCCAAAAGCGCCGTGAGCAATTAGTTTTACTTATTTTGTATCGTGGTGATACACGCTCCTAGGGGCAGGCGTCTACGATGGGGGCACGCCACAAGCGGGATAGATCGGCGCCCGATTCTCGCCATAGCAGACACGAGGCTATGGGTCGTTGTTACCGCCTCAGACCGCGTCGACTAGCACGCGCCAGGGGCACCCCTTCCAATCGCACCCCTAACCATGTTTCAGCTCACCCGCTATCAGGGCACCGCAGCCGGCCACGTGCCCGTAGGACGCCCCCGCCCATGGACTGACGCCCTGCGGCTTTTGCAGTACGCAAACAGCATCAATGGGGACGTCTGGGCTTACCGGCTCGCTTGCGTCTCCCCTGAGCTCCCCCGCTTCTCATGAACGCACCCCTAGACCTGCCCCTATGGATTGAGCGTCTCGAGACGTTCGAAGAATGGCGGCAGGATTTCACAGATGCCAACGGGCTCCCCGAAGATTGGCAGCCCGACCCAGAAGATGTCGCCCCATGGTGGCAGTCCCCAGACCTTTGACCCAATCGCACCCCTTCCAATGCTTACTCATTCCGAAATTCAAGCCCGCTCCCTTGCTTTGCTTGATACGTTCAGCGTTCTTCATTTCACGGCGCCAAACGATCGCAACGGAAACCCCCGCCGCCTATGGGCAGCATTCACGCCTGCCGGGCAACTTGTGAATGCATGGGAGGAAGGCTACCTAGGCAGCGATGCCATCCCCGCCGCGATCCGCCACAAGGCCGCCACGTGCTACGCGGTGCCCATTACCCCCGCCGCTTACAACGCGATGCTGCGGCATGCCCGCCAAGTTGCCGCCCTTTGATTCCTCCGCCCCTGGCTTTGCTGGGGGCTTTCCTTTCCAATCGCACCCCCCCTCTGATGCTCAAATCTCTTCGCTTTGCCCTGACTGAAAAGTCGGGGAACATTAAAACCGGTCCGATCCCAGTATCAGTCTCAAGCCGCACCACGTGCCCCAGCACCTGCCCCTTCCTACAGGGCGGCGGATGCTATGCGGCGGCAGGCTATTACACGCGCCTTCATTGGGATGCAGTCACCCGTGGTGACCGTGGCGAACATCTTGCCGGCTTTCTTGCTCGGATCCGTGCCCTTCCCGAGGGTCAGCTATGGCGTCACAACGTTAGTGGCGACCTTGTAGCGTCTCCCGCTGGCAGGCTTTCGCGGCGCTTCCTTGACGCTCTTACAAAAGCCAATCAGGGGCGCCGTGGGTTTACCTACACGCACCACCTCCCCGAGCTAGGGGAGAATGCCCGCCTCCTGCGCCGTGCCAATCGGGGCGGCTTTCGCGTCAACATTTCAACCGAAAGCGAACGGGCGGCGGATGCTGCCATCGCTCAGGGGCTCCCGGCGGTGATGGCCGTGCCCTCGGATGAGACGCGGACAACGTGGCGCACCCCCGAGGGAAACCGCGTGCTAGTTTGCCCGGCTCAGCGTTCCGATACCCGCCAATGCGCAGACTGTGCCCTCTGCCATACCAGAGGAAGCCGCGTGATCATTGGGTTTATTGCTCACTCATCCGCCAAAGCCAAAGCCGACGCCGTGATCAAAGCCGCCACATAACGCCCCCCTGCCATTACCCCTCACCCGCCCCCCATTAGGGGGTTTTTTTGTGCCCTGCCCTCAGTCCACGCTGGGGGCTTTTGTTTGTGCGCCTACGTTTGCCGCGCCTAAGAGCCCCTGCAGTGCCCCTCACCCATAGCGCGTGGGGGATACGTGCCCGCTCCTAGGGGCAGGTTGCAGCCGATCCTAGAGGGGCTGAGGGTGCGCTACATGTAGCGTCGGGCGGATGGGGGACGCTAGGGAGGCTAATTGTTAATTGTAATTAGTTTTCAATTCTAAATTGCGGCTAATTGTTTGCAGTTGCAATCGTACTTAGGAGCAATTGTTTTACCTTACATCTGCGGGGGTTTGGCACACCCCGAGGGCAAACATGGGTCCTTCCTGAGTGGTCGTTCTCGGGTAATTTCGAACCCCTTTCTACAGCTAGCGGTAGGGGTATGCGTGTCGCAGCATTCCCACATGAGACGCACTTAAGACGCCAAAACGCAAAAGTTGACCATTATATGCGCCAGAATCGTTACGCGGCACTATTTCGCTTAAAACGGCGCTGTTGGCCTTAAATTGCTCGTATGCAGGTCTGCAACACCAAGGAACTGGCTGAGGAGCTGGGCATCACGCAAGCCCGGATCAGTCAGATGAAGAGCCAAGGGCGGTTTGACGGCTGCTTCGCGGTGAACAGGAACAAGATCGAGTGGGACAAGGAGGCGGCGGTCAAGGCGTACAGGGAAGGCAACCCGTTGGCCAGCGTGAGTCCCACGCGTCGCAAATCAGAAGACCTTGAGATTCCGACATTCAATGAAAGCCGTGCGAAGTCAGAGCATTTCCGTGCGGAGCTGGCTCGCTTGGATCTGGAGGTCAAAGAGGACCAACTCGTGGAAGTTGCTCGTGTACAGCGGGAGGCTTTCACTGCTGCTCGTGCTGTACGGGATGCTTTGGGTAATATTCCTGACCGCGTCAGCAACCAGTTGGCTGCGGAGTCGGATCCTGTTGTCATTCACCAGACGTTGACCGAGGAGATCCGCAAGGCGTTGGAGACGTTGACTGATGCGTGACGGAGCATTGCTGTATCGGCAGGCATTTCGCGATGGCCTCCGTCCTGACCCTGATCTGTCCGTGAGTCAGTGGGCGGATCTGTATCGGATGTTGTCCAACAAAGCCAGCGCTGAGCCGGGACCGTGGCGGACGGAAAGGACTCCTTACCTCAAGGAGATCATGGACTGCATGTCTGCCAACTCCGCCGTTCAGAAGGTGGTGTTCATGGCTGGTGCGCAGCTTGGCAAGACAGAAGCGATCAACAACGTGGTGGGCTACATGATCGCCCATGCTCCCGGTCCAGCACTTTTCGTGCAGCCAACGATTGAGATGGCTAAAAGATTGTCAAAGCAGCGGCTTGATTCGCTGATTCATGAGACACCGTGCCTTGCCGACAAGGTCGCTCCTGCTCGAAGCCGCGATTCAGGCAACACGATGTTTTCAAAGGAGTTCCCCGGTGGCATCCTGCTACTCACGGGTGCCAACAGTGCTACGGGCTTACGGTCTGCTCCTTGTCGCTGGGTGCTTCTTGATGAGGTTGATGCTTTTCCGAGTGATGTGGACGGTGAAGGCGACCCTTGTGCATTGGCTGAGCGTCGTGCGTCAACCTTTTCTCGTCGGAAGATCATCCTTACGTCCACGCCAACGGTAAAAGATACGAGCCGGATTGAGACGGAATATTTGGCATCTGATCAACGTCGATATTTTGTCCCGTGTCCACATTGCGATCACATGCAGTGGCTGCAGTGGAAGAACCTGCAGTGGCGTGACGGTGATCCAAAGACTGCTGCGTATGTCTGCGAGGCTTGCGGGGCGCACATACCAGAGCATTACAAGAGTGAAATGCTGCGCAAAGGTGAATGGCGTGCGACGGCCACAAGCCAAGATGCAAGGACGGTTGGATTCCATTTGTCCTCCTTGTACTCTCCACTTGGGTGGAAGAGCTGGGAAGAAATTGTTGGCGAATTTTTACGTGCGAAGAACGACGCTCCGTTGTTGAAGACGTTCGTTAATACCATTTTGGGCGAGACTTGGGAGGAAGAAACTGGGGCAAAACTTGGTGCCGATAGCCTTTCTGAGCGAGCCGAGTTCTATCCCGCCGGTGAAGTCCCGAAAGGCGCTTCGATACTGACTGCTGGCGTTGACGTGCAGGACAACAGGGTCGCTGTTGGGCTTTATGCGTGGGGCGCTGGTGAGGAGAGCTGGTTGATCAGTCACACAGAGATTTACGGCGATCCAGCCGGACAAAAATTGTGGGAACAAGTTGATGACCTCTTGCTAAGGGATTACCCGCATGCCGATGGCGGAAGACTGAAAGTTTCGGCAATTGGTGTTGACTCCGGCGGTCACTTCACAAGCGAAGTGTATGCGTACGCCAGAGCCAGAAAGGGAAAGGGTGTGTTTGCTTTGAAAGGGCAATCGGTGCGGAACAAACCGCCTATTGGGAAGCCTTCCAAGGTGGATATTAACTACAAAGGGCAAGTTTTGAAAAATTCGGCCGAGGTGTTCCCTGTCGGTTCTGACACGATCAAGTCAACGTTGTTCGGCAGATTGAAGCACAACGAGCATGGCGCTGGTTACATCCACTTCCACGCCGAGGCCGGTCAGGAGTACTTCAAGCAAATCACGTCGGAGCGTCAGGTTGTCCGCTACGTCAAGGGTTTTGCGATTCGAGAGTGGAAGAAGCGACCGGGTGATCGCAACGAGGCATTGGACTGTTTTGTGTACAGCTATGCGGCGCTGCACTTTCTGTACATGCGGTTCAACAGGAACACGATTTTTGAGCAGTTTGAGCGGAGTATTGGCAAGGCTGCAAAAAAAGCAGATACAAGTGACGTATTGCCTGACAAGCCGATAGACTCAACATATCGGCCACCGCAAAGGCGGGTACGGCGCAGCAATCCTTCATTCGTGACGAGCTGGTGAGCATCCTTGTCCCGAACCTGATTTACGCGGGTGACACGGTCATTTTTGACGTACCTGCGTTCAAGGACGCCATTGGAACCAACATCGACAGCGGCACCTACACGCTCACGTGGTACGCACGGACGAATACTGCAAGTGAAGGCACGACTGTTGTTGGCACTGCTGAAGGCACTGGTTGGCGGGTAACAGTCCCTGCATCGACCACCACTGGCTTTGACGCTGGCCTGTGGACTTGGCAGGCGATTGCCACCTACAGCACGCTGCAGTACACCGCTGGTCGCGGTCAGTTCACCGTCAAGGCCACTGCCAAGTACGCCGGATCGCCCGGTGCGTTTGATGATCGGTCTCGCGCTGAGATTGACCTGTCTTACGTTGAGGCAGCCATCCGCACA